CCCGGCGCGCTCAAGCCACTCTATCAGCATAAGCAGCGTAAACTGACCGGTAAGCGTAACCGCCAGCATCAGGTCCGGCGAGTACAACACTGAGTAGCGGCTAGCCAACTTGCCGAACGTGCCGTTGAGCGCGATCTTAAGCGTAGCGTCGGTGATCTTGTCGCCGCTGCGCTTAGCCTCTAAGCGGCGTTCGTAAATCTTACGGTACTCTTCAACAAACCGATTTCCGAGAGCGGCGGGTACGAACCCGCACTCCAATATTATGCTTGGGTAAAACGAAGCCGCGTCTACTTCGCACACTAAATCATCCCCTGCAACGTGACAAACTTTTCTATCATGTACGCTGTGTATACCGCCCACGCCCAACTGGTACTCGCCCGTTCCGAACGTAATCGTCCGCTGCCCGAGGAAGTCCGGCAGTTGAACGTGGCCGGTGGCCCGGTTCATGTTGAACACGTGCTTAGAGACGCGCTCAAGCAGCCCCTGTAGCTCTGGGTCCCTAAACTTCAAAAATGCCGGAGGCGTGTACGTAACCGTCTTCGGTATATCGTTTTCTTGACGTCTTAGACGCATACTTGTGATGTACGCCTGTTCAGCCATCTGAGAATCAGACTTACTACGCATGTCTGCTCCGTAGCGACGGCTCATCTCAACGCGCAGCAACAGTTCACCTTCTAACTGGTTTAGCAGTTCGGCGGTTGTGTCAACGTCGTTATGGCAGTACTCCAATAACATAGGCTCTTGCTCAGGGGTAATTAACTCATCGTGCGCTATCGGCATGTCTTGCAACATAGGCATATGCATACGTGCTCCGTACGCTTTAAGGCCGACAAAGGAGGGCGCGACTTCTATCAAGTCGACGTCATCGATGATGAAGTTACGTAGGTTATGTTTACGCATTGACACCCATGGCGCGAGCCGGTTAGTGATAATGTCATCAGCTATACGTTTGATCTCTATCTCAGTCCTACCCATGCAAAATGCGGCCACCACCACATTATCAAACGACTTACTATTAAAGCCGATTAAAGTTGTGTCAGGTTGCTGTATAAACCGGGTTAGCCGAGCAGGGGCATCATCAGTGTGCCGCCACACATCAAACCAGTCCCCGGTCTCAATGTTCTTAGCGCAGAACAAAGTACGGTTTAATAAAGTCTCAGTATCAAACACCCATGTGCCCATGTTCATATCAGTCCTGGTTCACATATGCGCCGGTTGCTTCAGCTTCACACTGCTCAATCTCTATCAGCTTCTCAAGATAGTGAACCGCCTTCTGCAAATCTTCTACGGGTTTGCCTTTCAAGTAGCACCGCTCAATGTACTTTGTCGCCGCAGCTTGAAAATAGTTCATGTTCAGGCGAGCAACCCTGTCCCAGTGTTCTTCGCCGCCGAGCTTGTAATGATCACCGCCGACTTGCTTATCGTTTGCGCTCACTCTGCGTACCCCTTTATTATGTTGAAAATTTCACGTTCTTGGCAGCCCAAGGTCATCTCGTCGGCATAACTCAGATAGCGGTCAAAAACGCGGCGCATACCCTTGTTCCCCAGGGAGATCTCCCGCGCACAAAACAACGCCCCGTGGGCAACGTCGGACAGTTTTAAGGTGCGCTTATCTTCAGGGGTCAGGCGGGGTATAATAATGCCCGCATCTGCCATGAGGCGTATTTCAAGTTCGTCTACTTTACCGCCGATGCCGAACTCGCGCTTGGCTGGGGAGGGGATATCGCCGGTTTGGTGTTCGGCCAGGTCGTGAAACAGGGCGGCCAGCAGTAGCTGACGACTAGCCTGGGGGTCAAACAGAAGGCACAGCATAGCTACGCCGTGAGAGTGGTGGCCCACGGTTTCAGAGACGAGGGTAGTCACGGTGTGGTACCGTTTTACATCGCTTCCGGCCAGAATAAAATCAAGAGTCTGTTTCATCAAAGTTCTCCAGTTAGCAGTTATGGTAATAATTATAGCTCAATCTTTTCACAAAAAGCAACCTGTTTTTTCCGGGCGTCATTTTCTTTTACCTCACGGGCTTGGTCACGCCGTTCTATCCAATCAAACGCAGCGCGACGCCAGTCTTCTGCTAGAATCTTAATAGCGTAGTCGCGCCCGTCGCCGGTATGCTCTTTACGCACTTTACTAATCATGGCCATCTGGTGCGCAACTTCCGCGAAGAAAGGGTTGGTGTAGTCGATGAATTCGTTGTAAGGGTCTGCGCAGAACATCTCACACTCGGTCAAAAACACCTTGTACTTTCTGTTAAGCATTATCGGCCTAGGACGCAACATATCCTGAGCGTAGTAATCATAAGTAGCGGCATCGGGGGGTATCTCTAAATACTGCTTCGCGTTGTAAAGTTCGGTGTACAAGTGAAAGTTGTTGCTCACTTGGCGGTACACCCCAACATTGAAATCTACGGCGGCGGCTACGAACTCTTGCAAGAAACTGAAGTGTACTGCGTTAGCGCCGTAAGCGCCCCACCAAATGTCGTTGCTGCGGTTGATGACAGTCATGTTCAGTACGCCGTTACGCGTGTCAAAGATTATCTGCATATTGCACGCTTTGTCTTTCGTCTTCCTGACTAGGTCGTAATCGCACCAAATCTGTACCACTGCTTGGCGGGTGTTAGGCTCGCGTCGTAGGAGCTTGATGACGTTGTCAAGCTGGTCATGCCCAAAGTAGGTGCGCCACCGATGGCCATACGCAGCGTTAAAGGTTTTGCCGTCGTCGCTAAAATCGGCCATGCGTTTATTAAACTGCTGCAAGAACGCAACGTCGTTACGTCCAGCCAACATCCATATAGACTCCATCAGGTGAAAAATAGGGTTAGCGTCTCGCCCCCCGTGGAACAACACCCGCTCGGTAGGGCACTGGTACACGGTGGTAACCATCTCAGGATACACTATCGCAGGACCATTTCTAGTCTCTTGCGGTTGAATATTGAGCACTTTCAGTTTCCAAAATATCTCACTGAACGCTTGATTCACATTACGTACGACTAGTTCCATGTTAAAACTCCGTCTCTGGTTGGTACGTGGATTTCGGTTTTCTTTCTCCCAGCAGCGCGAGGCAGTACTTGCTAAACTCGCACATACAATTTTGTACGTCGTGCAGCGTCATGTCTACTATCTCCAAACGATCTATTATCTCATTAAAAATCTCTATCAGTTTCGAATTAAACTCTTTTTGCTTCCACGTAGCAAACTGCGCTTTGCCGAACAAATAGTTCAGACCACGAGAGCTACCAGGACCAATCGGGGCGTAGGTGAAAAGATCGTCTACGTCTGCGCCGGTGTAAGTGAGATCAGCGGCTACCTGCCCGGCCATGAACGTGCTAATCCCAAAGCACCGGCTCAGCTCAGCTACAAACCGCTCAATACTCATCTTGTTCTCACTCGTCCAGAGCGCGTTACCAACCTGCTCAGCGTTCTCAATCGCACTACCGAGGATGTACTTAGCCGCCGCCTTAGCCTTGTTACCCCCAGGCTCTGCTTTTGTAGGGTACACCATGTACGCGCCAGTCCAAACCTTTTTACCGTCGGCTTTGATGCGTTCAAGCGTGTGCTCAAACCTAGTGGCATCAAAGCCTGCTGGGGTGCAGGGTATAACGCCGTCGTCAATCAGCGCCCGTAGCGTGGGCGGCCAGTTGACCAGGCGGGCAATGAGTAGCGTGAACCAGAGGTCTTCTCGCTCAAGGTTCGGCGTTATCAAGTTATCAATCACCCACTGCGACACGCGGTCATCGCGGCGACGGATGTTAGTGAATTTGTACCTAGAGAGAACATGGTCTGTAGTCCACGGAGCTGGGTGGCCGTTCTCACGAGCGAGGCGGATGGCCTCCCGCTCCCAGATGAAATAAAGCACCCCCTGTAGAGAGCAAACTGTCTCTCGTGTGGGTCTTGGATACGGGCACTCATCAATCATTTTCGTACTCTTTCAAATAATTAACGACTATCGTGACGGGGTCTTGCCAGTCTATCCAGCGGACATCGTAACCCCCGGCCTCGGTCAATAGCTCCGCACTTCTAAAACATTGAGTATACGCGGTGCGCATGGTCTTGTCAGGGTCGAACACCTTCTCGTTACCCGCTGCTAAGCGACGGAACAGCACTCGCTCCAAACAGGTCTCCCACGGCGTGTCCAAGAACCCGAAAATCGCCCCGTGTTCTTTAAGAATCGGGGCTACGTGTCCGCCAGCGCTCGACTTGCTCATCAGCAATCCTTCTACGAGCACATGGCCGTGGCCCCATGCTTTTACTACGCGCTCTGCTATCTCTTCCTGCGTGTTTATACCGTCCGCACCGCCACAGGCGTTCTCATAACTACCGACTACGTAGACGGGTGCCCTTATACCCCACGAGGAGGCATCTACGCTGTAGCCTAGGGGTTTACCAGGCTTACCCCCCAACGGAGCGCAGGGTAGCTTGTCCAGGAAGCGACGCACTACGGTGGTCTTACCCGAACCGTTGCATCCGCGAATGTTAACAATTTGGCT